ACTGTATATTAGTATGTATATGTTGAATTTGTATACTTTATGGTGTTAAAATCATTTTGAAATAATGCAAGTAGAAGGTTTAGACATAGACATCAACAAATTACCAGTTGAAGCGAAGAAAGAATTCTTACGCTATAAAATAAAATTAGAAGAAAAAAGAAAAGAATCTGCAATCAAGGACGACTTCATGTCATTCGTGAAGTATGTGTGGCCTGACTTTATAGAGGGGTCCCACCACAAAATAATGGCTGAGAAGTTTAACAAGGTGGCCACGGGCGATTTGAAAAGAATTGTGATCAATATGGCACCGCGACATACAAAATCAGAATTTGCATCTTACCTCCTGCCGTCATGGATGATTGGTAAAAATCCAAAACTAAAAATTATTCAAGCGACCCACACAACAGAACTCGCGGTCCGCTTTGGACGAAAAGCGAAAAACTTAATTGACTCACAAGAGTATCAAAAAATTTTTCAAACCAAACTGAGAGAGGATTCCAAAGCCGCGGGCCGATGGGAGACAAACGAGGGTGGCGAATATTTTGCGGCTGGTGTTGGAGGAAGCATCACGGGCCGCGGTGCGGATTTATTAATCATCGATGACCCACACTCAGAACAAGACGCGTTGAATACGAATGCGTTGGAGAGGACTTGGGAATGGTACACCTCAGGTCCTCGTCAGCGTTTACAGCCGGGTGGTATTATTGTTGTGGTTATGACTAGATGGAACACAAAAGATTTAACAGGAAAATTAATTAACGCTCAAAAAGAATCGAAAGCTGATCAGTGGGAAGTGATTGAGTTTCCAGCGATACTACCAAACGAGAAACCGTTGTGGCCGGAGTATTGGAAGTTAGAGGAGTTAGAAGGTGTCAAAGCAGGTTTGCCTATCGGTAAATGGAATGCACAGTATCAACAAAACCCTACAGCTGAAGAGGGAAGTATCATTAAACGAGAATGGTGGAACCTATGGGACAAGGACCTCCCCCCGCTTTATCACGTGATACAATCCTATGATACTGCTTTTTTGAAAAAAGAAACTGCAGATTATTCGGCGATCACAACGTGGGGTGTGTTTTATCCGACCGAGGACAGCGGACCGAATCTTATCTTGTTAGATGTCGTCAAAGATCGATTTGAGTTTCCTGAGTTGAGGCGCGTGGCCCTCGAACAGTATAACTACTGGAAACCCGAAAGTGTTATTGTGGAGGGTAAAGCAAGTGGTATGCCATTGACTTTTGAATTGCGTAAACAAGGAATACCAGTTATAAATTATACACCGAGTCGTGGTAATGATAAGCACGCTCGAGTTAACGCCGTGGCACCTTTATTTGAGTCAGGGCAGGTATGGGCAACCGACGATAAATTTGCAGAAGAAGTTATCGAAGAGTGCGCAGCTTTTCCTTATGGTGATCACGACGATTTGGTGGATAGTATGACACAAGCAGTAATGAGATTTAGACAAGGAGGATTTATTGAACACCCTGAAGATGAACAAGACAGTCCTCTACCACAACAACAAAGAGTATACTACTAATGGGTAGTAAACTAGAAGAAACTTTTGTTGATCCGATTAGTCGTCGTCAATTTTTAAAAACATCGGGAAAAGGTATCATGGGAGCTGCAGCATCGACAGCCTTTCCAGGTGGCACGGGTGGTATCATGGAAACAGAGGCTGCTAAACAAATTACAAATACCCCTTACAATTATACTCCGCTGTTAGACATCATAAAATCAAAAGGAACTTTTTCATCGAAAGACGGACTTGATGTTTATGAGCTTGGTAAATTTAAATATGAAGAATACAATCCTGGTTACGCGGAGGTAACAAGTGGTGGGCTCGACATGCCAAAGGGTCAAGGTAAACTAACTATCACAGAACAGGCAATGGGCGGTTATACAACACCTGACGGTGATACTGAATATGTAGACTATGAGATACCTTCCTATGAAATAGACTTTAATCCTGAAGTTGTTGGAGAGCCTGTAGAACCCGGAGAACCATTTTTTATAGATCAAGAAAAGTCAATAGATTTTACAAAAGATTTTTATTATAGTAGGTCCGCACCGGACGACGCTGGTGATTTAGAAGCAGACTTTTTTGACACTTTAAAACCTAACGAAATACCTAAAGAGGATGTGGAGGCTTTCGATGACTACCTTAAAGAGGCACTTAACTTACCACCTGAAAGAGGGTCTAGAGAATTTGAAGACAACCAACGTAAAAAAGAAAATCAAAAACTAATTGAAAAAGACAAAAAGCTTCCTGCTAAAAAAGAAGGGCTTAACCTGAAAGGCTTGGTGAAAGGACTATCCAAAAGACTGCCACCGGCTAGAGTTATAAATGTCTTGCAATTATTATCACAAGGATTAGATTTATACGAAGCTATAAATCAGGCAATGGGATTACCTTCAAAAGAGGAGTTCGATCAAGTTGTGAAAGATATGCAGGAGAGTGAATTTGCTAACGGGGGCATAGCAACATTAGGAGTTTAGATGGGAAGTAAAACAGCAACAGCATCAAGAAACACACAAAGACAAGCAGATACCGCTGAGTTAATGTCAAACATCATGACCGGTGGTGAGATTTCAAAAGCAAGAGAAGCAGAATTACAAAAAGCTGCAGACTATGGTAGAGGCATACAATTTATTCCAGGCTCTCCTACAGTTCAAGGTTTAACACAAGGAAACGGTCAACCAGTTTTTAGAACAGGCACAACAGCACAAGACTTTACAGGTCGCATTGTTGCTAGTGCTCCAACCTTTAGTGAGCTTCTTGGTGATGCCAGTCGAGCTCTTGTCGGTGGAACCGCAGACAAGCAAGTTTTTACTTTACCTACATCAAGACCAGGAACACCCACAATGGACTTTGCAAACATGGTGCCTGATCCACGACCCACTCAAGGCATTATTCCTGCTTTAATTAATACAGGAGGTTTGGGTGGTTTAGCTTTAAACTTAATAAAAGATTTATATTCATCAGGAACAGGTAAGGTAAAAGATTTTTTCTCACCCCCTGCGCAACCACAACCTGATCTATTTTCAAGTGGAGCAGACGCTACAGGTGGAGCCTTTGTTTTACCTGAATCTTTAGTTCCTGAAAATATTGAAAGAGAAGATATACCTGCGATTGATAAAAGAGCAAGACTCAAAGAATTAATTGAAAGAGATGTGGCGCCTGGATCACAAGAACTAAATGTGGATGAAATGACAGATCAAGAAGTGGATTTAAGATTACAATCTTATGGCGAGCCTCTTGCAGTGGGCGGTCGTGTTGGGTTTAAAAATGGTGGTGATTCTAGTAACATATTAATGAACTTTAGAGACGCTTTTTCTGAGATAATAGGTTTTCCTAGCTATGTTCTTCAAGACGAACAAGAATTTCTCAATGACTTATTGGAGGACTCTGATGACCTCAGTATGAAAGAAATTAAAGCTCAAATGAAATCGGAAAACGCTCCTACAAGAAAATATTTGAATAATTTGTCAGATGAAGAAAAAAAAGATGCTTTAAATAAAATTATAGATTATCGGGAAAAAACAAGGCTTGGACGAACTAGTGGTTTATTTGAGGCTTTAGAAAGTTTACGAGGTAGAGGAATGGCAATGGCGAGAGGTGGATTAACACCACCGGAAAGCGGTCCACAATCAGAAGGCATTGAGTCTTTGTTTAAAAACAAGTAAGGTTATTAAATGGCAGAAATAGATAAAGCATTACCGAATACAAAAAGAACAACAATAGAATTACCTGATCAAAAAGATATACAAGAGGCTCTAGCTCAAGAAATAAATAGAGAACAAAAACAACCAGAAGAAGTGGAAGTAATTACCACAGAGGATGGAGGCGCGGAAGTAGCTTTTGATCCATCTCAAGCGATGATGGAGGGGAGTGAAAATCACTTCGCAAACTTAGCAGAATATCTAGAGGACGATGTATTAGGACCTTTGGGTAGTGATCTCAAAGGTATGTTTGTAGATTACAAAGCATCCAGAAAAGACTGGGAAGATTGTTACACTAAAGGTTTAGATCTTTTAGGTTTCAAATACGAAGACAGAGGTGAACCGTTTCAAGGTGCGAGCGGTGCAACTCACCCTGTCCTTGCAGAAGCAGTCACACAATTTCAATCACTAGCTTACAAAGAATTACTACCTGCTAGTGGTCCTGTTCG